TTCATTTCTGCTCCCTAGACTAAGTCTGTTAGATTTGGTTCTTCATAATTTGGTCCCTTTAAAACCTTGCCATCTTCACGGTAGATGGGCTGACCGTCTTCACCCAACTTGCTCATGTTTGAGGCGTGTACACGGCGCACAGCTTCGTCCAGATCCCAGCCAAAAGTGGCGGCAAATCCGTAGGTCACATAAACAAGGTCGGCTAATTCTTTGAGCATCTCTGGGGCGCTGGTAGCTGAAAGAACTTCGGCATATTCTTCCTTAATCAGGACAGTACGCAGAAGGTCTTTATTGCTGCCTTTTACCCAGGCATGCCGCATGCTTTGCTTATAGGTACGAGCAAAGTGTTCCACCATATCAAGAGGGCTTTTGCCCAGATAGGTGTTAGGGTCACGCAGTGATGCGTTTCCTTCATCAAAATATTCATATCCAGGGGTCAAGGCGCTACTCCTCTTCAAGCTTAATATCTTCGTTGAGAAACTCACGACGCAGGCGATGAATATACCAAACGGCTTTGTCCAAATCCTGAACGCCACCTTTGTATTCGTAGCGCCACAAGTATTTTATGGCGTTGCCTTGGCAGTACTTCTTGAAGCCTTCGTCACCCAGGGCAGCACGGATTGCTTCGATGCACTCAATGCCAGACTGATTGTAATGCGGGGGGCTGTTAACGGCGTCCATTAGTGTACCCGTTTCTTGCCGTTGATAGGGATAACCTTGGCGTCACTAATGGCTTCTAAAAGCTCTTCATCTGCCTCAAAGACAATTTCAGGGCCTTCATCCGCCTGGTCCATAACGTCTTTGAGCATACGTCCCATAGCGCCATACATTGCCAGCATCTCGAACCCATTGCTCAAAACCATGTTTAAGCCATTCAGGATGTCCATGAAGGGTTCCGCTTCCTCTTCGGACCACTGGTCAGAGAGGTTATGAATAACGGTTACACCAAAGTCGCCATCAGGATGTGGCTGCATGATGATGCCCATGCTATCTTCGGGAAGGTCTTCAGGTTTCATTTTAATTTTCCGATCAGTTCAAAAAAGTGTTCTGCGTCGATGACAGCCAAAGGCTTCTGGCGGTCAGATTTGATTATGGCGATTGGCTCTGCTTTCGAGGGGCAATTGGCTTGCGCCTGCTCCATGAATTTGTAGACGCCGATGGCCTTCAGAGACTTACACTCAACTGAGTAGGGGAAGAGTTTCCTGGCGGCGGGGGATAACTGAATATCCTCACCGCCCTGTCCCATCCCTGTGGATCGAACATCATCTGGTTCCAATTTAGGAAACAGATCCAAGATTTTATCTCTAACCCACTGTTGGTGTTTACGCCCCTTTGCCTTTGCAGACGAAGGTTTGATTGCCACCTACAGTTCCTTTCCTTCATACATAACGTACCAATTTTTCTTAGGCTCTTTGGCCTTAGATTTTGGTTGTGGAAGAAGTTGGGCATTAGGCCAGCAAGCTTGCTTGAAGTCACAAAAACCGCAGGACATGGGTAGCTTTTTAGAACCCGTGTACTTCTTGTTAAAGAAGTCATCCACAGGCTCGAAGCAGCGCTGAAAAGACCAGTCTTCGTTGATAGCTTTAATCTTTGTAGCTATATCCGATTTGACTGCGTCCTTCTCTTGATCAGAGAACTCAGCGTCTACGACAACAACCTGTCCTGTGCTTTTACAGACTACAATCCAGCCACCTGTCTTTTTATTCTGACCATCTGAATAGCCGATCAATTGACCTACATATCCAAAAGGATCGTCAGCTTTCAAAGCAGGAAGACCTTTTTTCCATTTCTGCTCAAAGGCAAATGGCGAAGAAGACTTGATGTCATAAACCTTGTCATCAATCTCTACGTCGTCTTCACCCTTAATGGTGTAGCCCTCTAACTCAAGCTCAACTCTAGACTTACCGCCTGTGACGTTGACCTTAGATAGTTCAAGAACCAGATCCATAATGCATTCAATGGCGTCGCCATGAAGCATTCGCATAATGAAGTTGTAGTCTTTGCGTTCTTTCTTCGCACCTTTGTTAGCCATCTGAAGCTGACAAAGAGGCTTACCCATGTTGGACATACGGAAACGAAAATCTTCGTCTTGCCGTGTGAACTGTCGAAGAATTGCTTCCTCAAAGCTCTGTCCAGCCTTTCTAGCCATCTTTGCCAACTCTTCAGGCTCAACATCAAGCTTATCAGCTTCGTTGTTAGACAGAAGGTCTAGGACTTCGTGGATTTGCGATTGCAAGTCCATTATGCGTCTACTAGGTCAGCTTCGAGGCTGTCTTCGATAGCCGCCATGGCCTTGGTGTCCAAGCTGTCTTCTGCAACAGACTTGAAGTACATATCATCGACGTACTTGTTCTCCGCAGTAATAGTATCTGCGAATACTTTCATCGTCTCGAACACGTCCTGTGTCATCGGTAGCTTAGTGCTTAGATCAGGCTTCCAGTGGATCTTGAAGAATACAGTGGCACCTACTTTTAGGCGCTCAGTAGACATCTCTGCCTCGTAGTCAAAGATATTGGCACCTTTAGGCAAAGCTTTGATGTATTCATTAAAGAAACCGCCATAATTTGTACGGCCTTTACCAAAGTAAATGACAGGCTGGTTTTTAATAAACACCTCTTCACCAGACAGAGTGTGTCCGTCCATAGAAACCAATCCCCGCACGACACGGCGCTGACAATCTTTAAACTTTTGGCGAAGTTCTTCGTTTTCTGCACGGACTTCCCATTCAGGCATACCACAAGCAATACCACCTGCTGTATCACGGGCTTCCTCACGCATATTTTTCAATGCTCGTGATTTCACAAGCTTATCGTCTTCCCACAAGTAGTACTGAACATGCGAGGCAAGTGGGCGGAAACGAAGTGTTTTTGCGTAGATGATTTGATCAGGCATATGGAGCCTAAATTCACCACGAGGCATGGGATTACCATCGTCATCATCTGCGGCGTGTTGGTGATCCAATTTAGGTACACGCACAAGGGTGTCGCCGCCGCCACCTTTAGATGTTTCTGTTCCTAAAATATCTGCTAATTCTGCTAACTCTATACCGTCAATGGTTGTTAGATCATTCATGTTGTGACCCTTTCTAAGTGGACTTTTATTATGGCACGTTAAGTGGCACTTCGTCAATCATATTCGACTTGGTCGAGCCAGTTTTTGCCGCCTGAAATTTCTATTGCTAGGGGCAGGGCGAAGGTGTAGCCCCAACGCTTCTCAACCTCTTCTGGAACACCTTGCATAGACCATGTGAGTGCTTCCTTAACCTGCTCAAGTTCATCAGGGTGACAGTCAACGCAGATAGAGTCATGAACAGTCAGTATTAGTTTTGAACGAAGGTTTAGTTCCTTAAACTTTGCCAGCGCACGTATGCATGCCAGGGGTACTAGGTCGCCTGTGGCCCATCCCTGCACAGGATAGTTAACAACCTGTGTGGCGTTAGTGACACGCCCATTTCGCAACCTTCTTACGTTAGGCCAAAAGTATTGACGCCCTGAAGGTGTCTGGACGATCCCATTTTTAAGCACACCATCCATAAGACGCTTCTGATACTGTCCCAAACCTTCATAGATCTTGAAGAACTCTTGGAAGTAGTTGCGTATATGTTGTGGTTCACCCGCACCCATACCACCATATAGAGGGGCGAAGGTGTAGGCCTTTGCTGCTTGTCTTTGATCTTTATCTATATTTTTAGCATCTGTTTCATTGATGATAGCTGCAGTTTGTTTGTGGATATCCTTGCCTGTAAGAATATCTTCAATGATCTGTGGATCTCGTGAAAGCTCCCCAGCCACTCTAAATTCAAGACCGCTGAAATCCGCCTCGACTACAATGCCATCAGGAAAGCGGCTAACTACAGCCTTTCTAACAGGGAAGCCACGCTTGGGCTGGTTTTGGAAGTTTGGATTAGATGAAGACAAACGGCCCGTAGCCGTTATGCACTGGTTCATGTTGGTGTGAAGTAAGCCACTAGGCCGTGTCCAGGTCTCAATGCCTTGGATAAAGCTATCCAGATATGTGGAGACTGCATTTAGGCGAGACAGTTTTTGAAGGAACTCTACGGCAGTAAGGTTGTCTTTGCGCTGGGCTTGTTTAATCAGACTTTTGATAGTGGATTTGTCTGTCTTAAAACCGTTGATGGAACCGTAGCTAGGCTCTTCGGGAACTAGTTTAAGTCCTGCAGTTACACCTGTGGGATCATAGAACGCTCCTACACCATTGCAGTTTGCACACTTAGATAGATTTTTCCAAAACTCTCCGTTCTTCTTAATCTTTTGTATTTTGCCTCTACCATCACATTCATCACAGCAACGTGCCATGGTGCGCTGTATAACTTGGGTGGTAGAACGAACCGCACGTTTCATCTCAGCATCATTCATGCGTGGTGGGGGCAGGGGTTTTCCGTTAGCCCCTACGCCGATGTTCCACACTTGCTGATGTGTGGCACGGTCAATAACTTCACGGCTGTATACAACCTTAGTCATATCAGCACCGCTGTTTAGGTTGATTGGAGTATCACCCATAACTTCATCTATGATGTCATGTAGACGATCTGTTAGCTGCTTATGCTCTTCAGTAAATTGCACCTTAATTTGATCAAGAACTTCCAGATCAACTTTGATACCATTACGCTCAATCTCTACTAAAAACTCTAGCATTTCATTCATCATATTAATGACAGGAACTAGAGACTTATTTTCTTCTGCTTCGAGACTGTCTTGTTGCTTTAAGTACACCTCACCGCAGGATACTACGTCATCAATACCGTACTCAATCACAGTGTCTAAAGGCATCTCCTCAAAGCCAGTGCCTTCTTTAAACATCTTTTCTACTAGATCAGATTTCTTGCGTGTAACGTCATAACGCTCTGCAGTAGCTTTAAGGCTAAGTTCCTGCCTTTGCCCTTTAGCTAGAACGTACTCAGCTATCATGCAGCAATAGATGGGGCAGGATATCTTGAAGCCCATCTCCAGCATCCAGTTCACGTCGAACTTAGCATTGTAGATTACAATAAGTTCAGCTTCATCTAATGCAGCCTGTAGGCCATCTTTTGATGCAGGGGCCTCACATTCCTTGTGGTAGTAGGTATCCACCTGCACATGGTCTACTGTGTCCCAGCCAATAAAGCCGTATTGAGACATCACACATTTGTTTTTTGGGTTGAATGGGCTGTTGTCTATTTTCCCATCAAAGCGGTCAACTGTTGTTTCCAAGTCTAGTACAAGTATTTTCATTTTAGCCCCATTAGTATTTTAATTTGATTTCCAGCCAGCTTTTGCAGCAACTCGATTTGTTCATCGATCAGGCTGGATTTTGTTTTGGCGTATTCTTTTTGACGCTGACGCAACTGCTCTTCGTAGAACTCTTTTAGATCCTCTTCACTCAACATAGCGGCTCACCTGCGGTTCGATCATGGCAATCACGTATCCATGGAACCCCGATAGTTTGTTTTTAGATATGTTGATGAAGCGACGATTATCGGGTTCATTGTCATCTGCAGAACCTGCTTTGCCGATACCAATGATAAGGTCAGCTTCGGCTGCTTTACCTGTTTTGGAGCCTTCCAGCATACTGAAGTCCACCCGGGTCTTTCCTTCAGCTTCGGCAGAGGCTTGGCTAACACCTATAAGCGCACAATCATGCCGCTTGGCTAACTCACGCAAGCTTCGGTACAGTTCACGCAGGCGCTCATGGCTGCTATTATAATTACCAGCAATGGTGACCTTGTCGGCCTGGTCAATAAACAGGGCGTCGGGCTTAACCTTCTCACAGTAAGCGTTGATCGTATCTAGATCCCACTCTTGTATGTCCTGCATGATTAAGCGGTCACGGATAGCCTGATACTTACTCATGGCTAAATCAGGATTGTCTGATATTTGCTCACGGGTCATTCCAGAACATGCCTGGATAGCCCGAAGCTTTGTTCTGGTAGTGCGTTCCTCGTTACCAAGGTACAGGACTTTAGCCCCTTGCTGACAAAAGCCGCCAGGGCCTGCAATGATACTAATCAGGAATGCCGATTTGCCCGTTTCAGGTCTAGCGAAAACAATACCGAACTCTGATGGCCCAATGCCGTATACATGACGGGAGAGCGTTTCGATGTTAAACTTCCAACGATTGTCGTCAGAGGTTTCTGCTAGTAATTCGTAGATATTGTCAGTTGTCGGTTCGCCAAATTCATCGGGCATGTAAGACGTTGAAACTTTCTCAAGCAGAGATTGTAGTTTCATCATGGCAGAGGTGTCACCCTCAGACATATTAATTCCAAGGTTTGCTATGTCTCTGCCAATGTCTTGTCGCCACATGCTTTCAATAACATCCTGGGCGATTGCAGGCGTTATAGTTTCTGCCCGCTTAATTCCATCAAGTGTGTCTTTAAAATCCGCACTTTCACTGGCAGTAGCTACAGGATTTGATGCTTTCCATACAGAGAACAAGTCTTCTGTCTTTAAGTCAGACCCATACTTCTCATGTGCTGCTTTGAGCAGGGTATATACACCCTCATAGTCGTCAGAGAAGATTGATTTGCGTAGTTTTGCCTGTGATGCCTGATAGGTATCGTTTTTTAGTAGTGTTTTTATTAGTTCTGCTTCCATTACCCCATCCCTTTGTTAGTGGTCGTTACTAAGGGCTATAAAGTTAACAGAATGCACAAATAAAAAAACCCCTAATTTACATTAGAGGCTTTTTTCTTAATTTAGTTAGTGGTTGTAAGTACTTAGGAGTGCCTAAACTTCATCTTAGAGATGTCCATAGTGCGTTCACCACGGCGTTCCTTTAGGTCTACCTGGTGAAAAACTACACGTTTGTTATTGCTGACGATGGAGTTGATGGCTGCTTCAAGTTTGTCCTGCTCTTCTGCAGCACCTCTGAAACCAGCCTCTTCTTCGATCAGGTAATCAATTACCACGATTCCTCTTGCTTTCATTGTATTTACCTTTTCCTTTAGTTTTACGTCGGTACTAGGTTAGCTTCGACGGATATTTCTTAGTGCAGCGGATCAACTGCGAATGATTTGCTCTATAAGGAAAGGGTAGGTGGACCGCTAGGGGGATTTGAGGTCTTTAAGTAAATAATTAGTTCATTAGGCCGTAAGTCCGTATAACAAATAACGTAGCAAAAAAAACTATATTTGGTGTAACAAGAAGCATACCTGTCATGTTTGTTTAAAGAAGTATCTTTTGTATTTGCTTCTCGGACATACATTTTAAGTCTTCCGTGGTTAATCGTAAATTAGTTACTGTTGAGTTTTTCCTAATTAACAACACTGCTTTAGTACTAGCGTCTTTGTCAAGAACTAATGTTACCTTTTTGTATTTATTTAGGGTTTTTTTAATGCTACTTGTTATATTTGTACCTAATAAAGCAACACCAACTACATTCTCTAATCTAGAAACAGAACAAGCAGAGGGTGCGTCTTCTACTAAGACAGCATGTGTACCTTTACCAACAGCAATACCTTCAGGCAGTTCACCATAAGCCCACCACTTGGATCTAGCAGGGCCTAGAGAGCGCCCTACAGCGCCTGTACCTGCTTGGTTGTGGAATAGCACTCTATTCTCTGCAGGGGCGTAAGATAGCTTTATATCGCCTGCTACATATGCTTCCCATGAGTTTACTGATTTAACGTATTCAATAGCGGGTAGATGATTATCAATCTTTGTCAGTATTGTTGGTACAGATGTTATAACAGGCTTCTTTCTTTGATTAGCTACTTTAGCTAAATAAGCTTTAGAAGCTTCTATAGATCTTTTACCTGAATAAGCACCCTTTGCATTGCAGGATGCTTTATAGCAGTTCCAAACTATCTTGCCATCGTACTTGTCTATAGTGAACTTCTTACGGCCACCACAGAACGGGCAGTCTATAGTTTTTCTATCGCCATCAGTAATCCTAATGGCTTTAATGATATCTAATTGGTCCCTGTAACTATACATCATCCACCTGCTAGGTCTAATAGTTATATTATTGCCCCTGGCGGGACAATCCGAAGGATACTAGCTATTTGCTATTAGTCAACCACTAACTAATGGTTTTAGATATGGGCTTAGTTACTTTTATACTCTGTAAGTATATGTTTTTATTAGTGTAGCCCAGACCCTGAAGGTCGTAGGTTCAAATCCTACTCCCGCAACCAACTACTTGAAATAATTAGACTTTTTTAGTCTACTTTAGTTAAGTTGAGAAAAATCTTCAAACCTACCTAAATTTTAGCAGGAATCACCCCGACAGGCCCTCTCTTTGGGCCTTCAGGGTGTCCTCGTAGCGGTTAAATAGTTGCTCAAACTTCCACTGGTATAGCTGCTGCATCCCCATGAGTGTGTTCATCAGTTCGTCCTGTGTAGGATCACGATCACCATCACCTATTTGTCTGAACACTACCTGTAGATCATCACATACATGCCAACAGTCCATTATCATTGGCTCCAAGTCATATAGTTTAGTCATCACTATTATCCGTAAGTGCATCCCATGACACAGGGAATAGTTCAATCATCTTGTGGTCAATCTGACGTGCTACCTCTCGTGTCTCCGCCTGTGTGTCAGACTTGCAGCGTAGGTTACACATATCAGCGAAGGCATCTAGGCTACCACTCCAGTACCACTCAGTCATCATATTCTGAGGTAGAACCATTCGAGCCTGCTCTGGGCATACTCCCGCCTTTAGCAATCCACTGTACATGTCATGTACATGATGGGTCTGGTAGTGATCCAATTGCCGCCAGATCTTTGTCCGTGACCTTTTTCCTGTAGTTTCGCATGTGTAGTGAATATGCTCGATTTCCTCTTTAGAAGATCCCTGCTTTTTATCAACACTGCGCCCACGCCATATGGTAGGCATATAGAACTCAGGTTC